ACTAAAGCGTGAAGCTGAAAAGTATATGCAAAACTTCGTAAAACAACGTCGTGCTATGGGTGAGTTAGATCATCCAGAAAGCAGCGTGGTTAACTTAAAGAACGTTAGTCACAACATTGTTGATATGGGTTGGGAAGACAAAGATTTGGTTGGAACAGTTGAAATACTACCTACGCCAAGTGGTAATATTCTTAGAGATTTATTACAATCTGGAATTTTATTGGGTATTAGCAGCAGAGGATTAGGCAGTGTTAAAAAAGATATGAGAGAAGGTGCCGACATTGTACAAGACGATTTTGATTTGATCGCATTTGACTTTGTAAGCAATCCTAGTACACAAGGTGCCTTTATGTATCCTCAAGGCAAAATCAATGAAAGTGTAGAACAAAGAACAATTGTCAACCCATACGGTAATGTAGAAAGAATTATTCACAACATTCTATCAGAATTATAATATTTATAAAGTATGAAATTAAAACATTTACTAGAAAATTCTACTGAACAAGCTTATAGTCCACTTACCAAAGAAGAAAAGTCAAAAATGGTTGGTGCTATTAGATCTTATAATGAATATCGCAAGGGATTAAAAGCCGATTGTGTATATGAAACTGCACAAAAAATTATGGAGGCTGTTAATCTAGCAGAACGTTACGCAATCAAAGAATGTGGCGATTGGATGCAAGCCAAGATGGTTGAACGTGATATGAAAGAAATCAAAAGAGACGCTGCCAAAATGTACGAAGAAGCCAGCAAAATGAAAGAAATTGAAAAACAACTTGAAATGTTGTATGAACAAGTTGGTATGAGATTGGAACGTTATTTTGAAATTGCCGACCAAGTATACACTGATCCAAAACCACAAGAAGGTACTATTAACTCATCGGTATCGAATCAATAAATTCCAACATTTTATCGAAAGATTCGAAAACGTATCTTCTATTTGCTTCTATCACATAACCTTCGTCTGTTTTATAGACGAAGGTTTTTCTTTTCTCGTTGACCATATCTAAAGATGGAACTTCTATTTCAGAAAACATTCTGTATTCATCATCTATACGAAAATTCATTTCACCCAATATATCAATTTCCGTAAAATCCCATCCGTTTGGATTATCTATATCTTCTAACTTAAACATTTTTTCTTCTTCAAAATTATCATTGTTTATAAAATTAATTAATTTTGGAGACTTATAATTGTTGTAGCTATTATTCATAGAACGCACATCTGGATTGGAATATGGAGTTTCTTCCCCAGTTCTTTTTATGAACTTATAATTGTCTTTTGTGGAATTCATATGTTTAGCTAGATTTGGATTGAAATTATAGGCCATAAGAGTTAATTCTATCTATAAAGTCAGATAGGGTTTTTGTTTGTTCAGAATCTTTATTCTTATCCAAAGCAGTACTTAACATACTGAATATTTCTTTGTCTGGTTTATCAGGATAAGATCTTTGAATAAAACAAGCATATACAATTAAATTTTCATTTTTTTGATCTATGAGCTTTTTAAACACATATTTCTTGGTACTACCATTACTAAATATTTCGGTTTCTATTTTTGTATTTTCTGGTGGGTTAGGAATAAAATTTGTTTTTCCAAATCCACTAAATCCTGCTTGTTTACTTTGAAATGTTAACATTTCTTTTTTAGTAAACGGAATACCTTCATTTTCTTTTAGTACTTGGTTAAATGATTTACCTTTAATGATATCAAAATCACTCAATGAATATTCTGCTTCATTAAGACTTTTCAATATTTCTTTCAATTTAACAAAGTGTTTTACACTACTTGGTTTGATGGTACGTGCCATCTTACGAACTTGTGGGGAAACTTCTTTTGATTTGATTCCACCTTTTTGTAGTGCTCTTACCAATCTAAATAGTCTGGCTTGTTTTTCGCTTTTTGCAGGCATATATCAATAAATATAAAATATTTTCATTTGTTTCGATTTTAAATTATATTTATTATTCAAATACATCATTCTTTGATGTCACATACATTTATCTTCTTTGGAGTTCTTCAATAGCTTCACCAACAAATAACAATAAGAAAGGCAGAAATATAATTATGAGCGATCTATTAAAAGAAAGCATTGCGGATGCAAAGGCTGTACGTGAAACAGCATTGGCAAATGCAAAGACCTTCCTTGAAGAAAGTTTTGCAAACAGTATGAAAGAAATGTTTGCAGATAAACTCAAGGAAGAAATGGCAGAAGAAACCGAATCACCAGAAGGTGAAGAAGGCAAGATTGAAGAAAAACTTGCATCTTCTAACATTGGTAAGGATGACAGCAATGTTGCTACAAAACAACACCCAACCAAACCATCACCAGCTTCAAATAAAACTTCAACACAAACAAGTGGCGAAGGCCCAGAAGTTGTAAAGCTTGAAGAAGAAGAAGGTGCTGAAGTAACTAGTGAAGAACTAGACGAAATTCTAGCAGAACTAGAAGGTGAAGTAGTATCCGAAGGAGATTCCGACGATGCCGGTGAATCTGATGATTCAATGGAAGAAGAAATTAATCTAGACGAACTTCTAGCAGAACTAGAAGGCGAAGATCCAGCAGCTGCACCAGCACCTGCTCCAGCTCCAGAAGCTCCTGTTGCTCCAGCCGCTCCAGCCGCTCCAGCTGCTGAAGTACCAGCTCCAGCCCCAGCTCAAGTTCCATCTCCTTCAGAAGGTGAATACTCAGAAGAAGTATCCGCTGAAGAAATGGCAGAAGCTCTAGTAGCTATCAACGAAGAAAATGAACAACTAAAGTCTCAATTGAGCGAACACATCAAGACTGTAAAGTATTTGAAGAGTGTTCTATCTGAAACAAATCTATTGAATGCTAAGTTGCTCTACACCAACAAATTGTTCAAAGGTAAAGCTCTTACCGAAGATCAAAAGTTGAAGATCATTAATACTTTCGACTTGACCAAGAATATTCGTGAAGTCAAGTTGGCATATACAGTTTTAGCCGAATCACTTAATTCCGGTGCATCAGTTGTCAAGAAAAAGACCAATACAACTGCTCAAACTATCACCGAAGGTTTGGCAAGCAAACCAGTATCCAGTACAAAGCCTGATTCTACCATTGTAGAACCTCAAGCTGAAGTAATGGCTTCAAGATTCCAAAAACTCGCAGGAATCAAGAAGTAATTAGTTTGCGAGTAAAAACCTAACAGTAATTAATATAGAAAGAAACAAAAATATGAGTATGGATGTAAAAAGTCTATTGACAGGAAATATGAATCCACAAGCCAAATTGATGGCTGAAACACGTGGACTACAATCCAAGTGGGAAAAGACAGGCCTCCTAGAAGGTTGCCAAGGTGTTGAAAAAGCACATATGTCAATCCTATTGGAAAACCAAGCAAAACAATTGCTTGACGAAGCAACCACCACCGGTACCTCTACCAGTTCAGAACAATGGGCTGGTGTAGCTCTACCATTGGTACGTCGTGTATTCGCTGAAATCGCCGCTAAGGAATTCGTAAGTGTTCAACCAATGAACCTACCATCAGGTCTAATTTTCTATCTAGACTTCAAGTATGGTACAAACGCTCCTGGTCAAGATTTGCGTAACTTGAACAACGGTAGTTCTGTAACTACCCGTGCCGGTAAGCAATTGAACGATAGTTTGTTCGGTGGTACAGGTAAGAAGTTGGGTTCAACCGATGACGCTGTACGTGGTCTATACGGACAAGGCGCTTTCGCATATTCCGTTCGTCCAGTAAGTAGCTCTGTTATTACTTTGGCAAAAACTGCCGGTACAACTGCTAATGGTAACACAATTCAAACTGCTTCTTGGAACGACGTACAATTTGCCGCTGAATTGAGTTCTTCCGTAGTAGCCAAGAAATTGTTCAAGGTTATCTTGAACCACGACGATAATACTACTCCTGTAGTTGGACAAGGATATATGTACAACGTTGATTTGAATGCAGTACGTTCATTCAACTTGATCTCAGGTTCAACCACACCAACTTCTCTAAGAAGTAATGGTTTGGTATTGAACACCTACACCAAAGCAATCAACACTGGTAGTTTGAGCAATCCATTCTATCAATCTGTATACATCGTATCCGCTTCTAACAGCGCATTCGGTGGCGCAGCAAGCAACGTTAAGTTGATCTACAGTCTACAACCTACCGATAACCTACGTGGTGACTTCGAAGCTGGTAAAACCCCAGGTGAAGGTTCTGGTACACAAGGTAACGTTGCTACCCAAAGCATCGATACTGATATCAGTATCCCAGAAGTAAACTTGGTACTAAACAGCGAACCAATCGTTGCTAAGACCCGTAAGTTAAAGGCAGTCTGGACCCCAGAATTGGCCCAAGACTTGAACGCATATCACTCCATTGATGCAGAAGCAGAATTGACTGCTCTATTGAGTGAATACGTATCTATGGAAATCGATCTAGAAATCCTAGAAATGTTGAACGAAGCCGTTCAAGGCGTAACTACCGAAGCTTGGTCCGCCCAAATCGGTGTCGAATTCAGCAAGGGATTGAGCGCAACTACTGGTGAAGCAATCTTCACACGTAATGCAAACGCTTCACCAAACCGTACTGCTTACGTAAAGAGCACTTGGTTCCAAACTCTTGGAAACAAGATTCAAAAGGTATCTAACACAATCCAAAAATTGACCCTACGTGGTGGTGCTAACTTCTTGGTCGTAAGTCCAGACGTAGCAACTATCCTAGAATCAATTCCAGGATATGTAGTAAACACCGACGGTGATCAAGCTAAGTTCGCAATGGGCGTAAGCCGCGTTGGTAGCTTTGCTTCTCGCTTCCAAGTTTACAAGAACCCATATATGACCGATAACGTTGTATTGGTTGGTTTCCGTGGAAACAACTTCCTAGAAACCGGTGCTGTATATGCTCCATATATCCCACTAATCCAAACTCCATTGGTCTATGATCCAGTGAACTTCACTCCACGTAGAGGCGTAATGACCCGCTACGCTAAGAAGGTCGTCAGACCCGAATTTTATGGAAAAGTTATTATCGGTGATCTCGACACTGTATAATAATTAGTAGAAGTTAAATAATTCAAAACCCCAACGAAAGTTGGGGTTTTTTCTTGCATTAATAAAAAATAATTGACATTACCATAGAACTTGTATATACTTATATTATATGAAAAGTGGCGTATACAAAATAACAAATCTTAAGAATGGTAAGTTTTACATCGGTTCTTCAAAAGATATAGAATTTAGATGGAGCGAACATAAAAAACATTTAAACGGAAATTATCATATTAATAAAAAATTACAAAATGCTTGGAATTTTTATGGTAAAGAAAATTTTGAATTTACAATAATAGAACTTATAAATGACTTCAATTTATTAGTTAAAGAACAGTTTTATTTAGATATGTTTAAACCACATATGAAAGAAATTGGTTATAATATAAATCCAAGTGCATATGGCGGAGACACGATTACAAATAATCCCAATAAAGAACAAATTATTAAAAATATGACTGTTGCAAACAATGTCGGTCATATGCACGGTAAAAAGCACAGTGAAGAGGCTAAAGAAAAGCAAAAAGAACGTGCTGTAGGACGTTATACTTTGGAGTGGTTTGTTGACAAGTATGGCGTTGAGAGTGGTACGATTAAGTACAAAGAGAGAAATGAGAAGTTGGCTAATCGTAATATTAATTATAGTTACGATAATGGATTAAAAGGTAAAAAGCGTGGTGCTATGAGTGATGAAATGAAGCGTAAGATTAGTGAACAAAAGAGAAATTTTGCACTTAGAAAGAATGAATTTGTTGATGACTTAAAGAGTGGTAATTTTACCAATAATGAATTGAGTGAAAAATATGGGGTATCATTAACCACAATCAAATTACATAAAAGAAAATACTAGTGTTTTTTTTTTTTGATTTTATATTTATATTATATATGACTAGACCACAATTAAAACAACTTATTAGGGAATGTATCAAAGAAGTTAATGAATCATTTGGTGTATATCAAGGCCAAAGTACACCGCTTAGAAGTTTATATAATAAAATAAAAAGCGATCCTATTGTTAAAAGGAATAGAATTAATGTTAATATTAACGACGATGAAGACATTGAACCAGTATATCGTAGTATAGATTTAACGCACAATACATTTGAAGATTTTTCGGTAGAAATAAGTTCTGATGGTAAAAATAAATATAAAGTGGAAATTCCATATTGGGGTGAAAATCAATATGATCCTACAATTGGAGGATCCAAAACAATAGTAACTGATGTTAATGGCGTAATGCGTATTATATACGCACAAATTAAAAACGAAATAGGATAAAAAATATTTAATAATATAACCCTCTACCGAAAGTTGGGGTTTTTTCTTGCATTATTCAAAAAATTCGTTAGTAGAATCTACAATTATTTCTTGTACTTCTTCTTTGAAAGATGTACTTTTAAGATATGGCAGTGTTTTGTGCTTAAGAGATTTAGTCAACTTTTTATTTTCTATTTTGTTACTGATAAACTTGATATAACGGTGTTTGCCACTCTCTCGTTTACGCCAGAATGTTCTACCGATACGTTCTTTTAGTTTATCTACGCTGTGTGTTTTCCATCTTGAATATACACTTCTGCTGTGTATCCAATCATAGTTAGGAGGACCAACTAAACTAACACTATAGTTAGGCATTATAGCGATATCTACATAGTTATCGCCTTGATATAGAAAGCCAGTTGCTTGATAGATTGTGCCTGCGTGTCCAGCTTCACTATCCGCATAACTGAGAATACATTTGATGTGGGGATATTCAGTATTTAATAATCTAAAGCTTTCAGCTATACAATAACTTTCTATATTCTTACCATATCCATCTGCTATCCATAAACGTGTTAATTCCAACACATTATCATTAGTAAGTAGTGGAGATATACTGGTACTTGCATTTCTACCCACGGCGTTTCCATATACTAATACACCTATTAATTGTTCGTTAAAACCACCAAAGAATGTACTCTCTACATATTCTTTATAGTATACTCCATAAGCTACAGTACAAAGAGACCACTTGTGTGTATAATGATTCTTTTCAATAAGAGTTTTTGCAACATTCTTATTGATGCTTTTGATGTAAATTAATGTGGGGTCAAAATACTCCGACATTATTTCAGTATAACCATATAACTCTAACTGTCAAGATTTATATTATATAAAAAAGACCTTTGGAATTATATACTACAGTTCTAATTTTGGTAGCATTAATCTTATTGATACCAAGTCTATCTATTACTTGAAATGGATCAGGGTGATTATTTATAGGAGCTGCCATAACTCTATCCTTTATTTTGTATACATCCAAGTCTGTATTAACAATACTTGGATGATATTGTCTTACTAAAGGCATTGTTCTCATACTGGTTTATTTGTTGTTGGTTCTGCTTTTGTTACTCTGCTTGATGGAAATGTTTTGTTGCCAAAGTCACTACCGTGTAAACTATACAAATGCATAACTACACCGTGTTTTACAACCACATCCCCCAAGTCATTTACTAATACATATGGTGGTCTATCATATTTTAACATTACTGCCGAACTAACCAATAGATGATTGCTTTCACCTGCATCCATTACTCTTTGAGCATAGTTGATACCATCACCACTGATATTGAGATTGCCATTAATATCTTCCATTGGTATTACAGGTCCACAATGTACACCCATTCTCATTTGTAAATCTGGTCTATCCTTTACTGCTTTAGCTATAGTAACTGCACAATTCATTGCATCTTCCAAATAAGTAAAGAATCCCAATACCATACCGTCACCGGTAGGTAATATAATTAACTTTTCAAGAGCATTAGCTGTTTTGTATTGCATTGTAGATTTAACCAATGCACCCAAATCTTTACAAGCCTTCTTTTGTTCATCTGTTGTTTTCTTACTATAAGCAACAATATCCATAAAGAATATGTAACCTTCTTGTTCTGTATCTAATTGTAACCTACCTGATTTCACTTCTACATCAACTTGTTCAACTTTCTTGGCAACTTGTTTGACAGGTTTAACAACTTCTACCTTCTTTTCTTCTTTCTTTTCTACCACTGGAATATCTTTAAGTTTCAAGAAATCTTTCCAGTTAATCTTCTTTGCTGGTGCATCTTTCTTTTTTGGTTCTTTTGCTGCTTGTTCTTCTTCGTGTTTCTTTATTGCAGCTTCTTCACGATTGCGTTTTTCAACAAACAATGCAATTTGCTTTTTAACTTCATCTGTGATGTATATGTTTACATCTTTTCCGCCACCACCAATATCGTGTTTCTTCTTTCTTTGAGCGCCCTTGGATTGCAGATATGTTTGCATTTCTACATTGCCCGTCTTAAATGCCAAATCCAACGCAGCAATTTCACCTTTGAAGTCTGCACCGTTAACATTTGCTCCCAAATGTACCAAAAACTCCACCATATCAACATCGTTAGCGTTAACGGCATAATGTAGTGGCATCCATCCGTTCTTTTCATCTCTGCCATTGATTTTACCATCTTTATCAAAGAACGATTGTACACCTTCAAAATCACCAGTTTCCGCGCAAAAATGAATGCTGGTACCACCTGCGGATTTAGCACCGTACTTATTCAACAATTTAACAACATCGCCTCTATTGGTATTAGATAATACGTCAATAGGATTGTTTTTACCCAAGAAATCTTTCTTGTTGACATCAGCTCCTCTTACAATTAGATATTCAACCAAGTGTTTTTGTCCGTAATTTACTGCATAATGTAGTGCGGTCCAACCTTTGCCAGCGTCAACTTCATTGATATCAAATCCCTTGTCTAACATTTCTTCAATAGAAACGATGTCACCATTCTTTGCAGCCAAGTGGAAACTACTACCACTGCTGTATTTAGCACCTCTTTGTTGTAGTACTTCTACAATAGGTTTAAAACCCTTTTGTTCGGCTACATCTAATGCGGTATTTTTGCTTGTCCAATCTTTTACATTTGGATCAGCTCCGTGATTTAATAATAATCGAACTATTTCTATTTGATTTTCTTCTACAGCGACAACCAGAGGCGGATTACCTGTGTCGTCGTCTCTTTGATTAACGTCCACTTTTTCTTTTTCTATACAATTGTAAACGTTATCGTATAGACCCCTTCTAATATGGGTAAAAATATTGATGGCCATATGTTTGCAGTGTCGAATTAGTCTTTTTTAAAACGACTTAAATCCAAATTAGGCAGTGGTTTTTCTATATTTAGACTTGCCAATCTTTCATTTTGAACCACTAATTTGTTGCCACTAACAACCTTACCATCGACAATATCATAGATAAAGAATACAGTTTTGGTAAGTCCTACACGAATAATTCTGCCTGGTTTACCATCGACGTATACAACATCATCTTCTTTGTAATCGGACCCAATAAACATAAACAGTGCCGCGGCAAGTTTTTCAATGCTTGATTTAAACATTAGAATTACTAATCCCGCTACGAACATCCAGACATATTTGCCTGTCATATCTTGTGCGGTTGATTCTAGTACCTGTTGAGATATTACGTGTGCTGTATTTGTATCCATAATCGTATTTAGTTTATTAACATATAACGTTAGTTAACAATCCAAAACAATTATATAATAAATATATTTAATAATTTACTTAATCCACTTTTGTTCTTTTAGAATATCATCAATTAATTCTTTTTCGGAACTATCCATTTCTTTATCAAATCTTTTCAATACTTCAGTCAATGGATATACTCTATCAGGAGATTCTTTTTGTTTTTCTTTTAGTTCTTGAATTACATCAACTATTTTAACAAGTGGAGACTTGAATTCATCAACTTTGTCTTTTGAAGCGAAGTTAGCCAATTCAAATGCATGTGGAGTTAATGCTTTTACCAAACTTAGTAATCCAGAACCAATCATATTAAATATACTAAACGCTGCACCAGCTGCAGGATGTACTGTTGCTAATATTCTTAATATAACAAATACCACAACAAATATAATAATTGCGGTCATTGCACTAACAAAGAACTTCTTTAAACCCCAAAATACAGCGTTAAGACCAAACATACCACTCATAGCATCCAAAGTAGCCTTGCTTTGATCAGCTTCTTTTGCAATTTCTTTTGCTTTATCAGTCATTTGCCATAATTCATCGTCATACTTTTCTTTCAAAGCAGACTTTTCTTTTTGCAATTTGTTTATGATTTCGTCACGTTGTGATAGTAATTGATCGCCCTTCTTTCTTTCCTCGGCAACTTGACTGTTTAATAAATCAACGGTAGCTTTTATACGTTTAATTTCATCTATGTGTGGTGATCCAACTATAGAAATTACACGTTCATTGAGTGATTTAGCAGTATCTACTTGTACTGACGGGTTTGTTACTTGACTCAAAGAGTGTTGAATACCTATGGATAAAGATGAAGTTTGTACCCGTTTACCTTTTTCTACTTTTTCCAATTCTACCATTGTATTGTCTACTTTGGCTTCTTGTTTTGCAACGGCATCTTGTGCCACACTAACTTGCTTTGCTGATTTAACCTCTGATGAAATACATCCAGTTAATATCAAAATTACAATAGTATAAAACAGTTGCTTTTTATAGTTCATATAATATAAATATTAATTTTTATAATAAAACTGATATTTATACTCAAAGAAACATATCACCGGGTAATAACCGTCGCGGTTAGTTTAAAGTAAAAATAACAATACACATATGAAATTAATTGATTTGCTAGCTGAAATTAAAATGTACGAAACACTTGGGTTACCTGATGACAGTATTATCCCACTAGATACGTTTGTATGTGAATGTAAAAATTGCGTAAATCAATCTCTATATGAAGCTATAAATGATACCGATAACAATTTGAAGATATGTTTGACTGAAGTGAACAAAAAGGAGCCTATTAGTTTTGAGTTGGCTGAATTAATGAAGAATATTGCCCGAGACACTCAAGGAAGATTAAAACTGTTGAGTGTATTAAACGATCCAAAAACACTGAAGTCTTTCTTAGATGACAAAGGATATTTGACTGCAATTTTATATTTGGCTCCCTCTGATTCATCAGGTCACGAAGTGTGTCCAAAGAAAAGTCCGGAATGTAACGCTGGTTGTTTGAATTTTGCTGGTAACCCCGCATATCTAAAAGCAAAATTAGCAGCAAGAGCTAGAAAAACTCGTTGGTTGTTTGGTGACAAATTGACATCTGATGAGATGAAAAATATTCCTACAGATCCAAAAATTATAGATAGATTTTATGGCAAAGGTAGACCCGGACCCGAAGGCAAACGTGGTAGAATATTGAATCCAATGCGTCCTGAAGACTTCATTGAAAGATTGCAAATTGAAATGGAGTTTTTGAAAAAAGTGGCTGCTAAATACAATTTAAAGTTATCGGTTAGATTAAACGGTACGAGCGATCTTGATTTTCATAAAAAATTGGAAAGTTGGAAATCTGCAAATCCGGATGTTAAATTTTATGACTATACAGCCGTGTTTAAATGGGCAATGCAAAGTCTTGAAGATCCTTCAAAACCACATATGACTTTTTCAAGAAAAGAAACTTTACAAAACAATATAGAATGTGAAAAATATTTGAAGGCTGGTGGTAATATTTCCGCAATATTTGATGAATTACCAGAATATTATCGTGGTTATAAAGTAATTGATGCAGATAGAACCGATTTGAGATTTTTAGACGATGGTGATCGACCAATTGATCCTGATACAGGTAAACCCGTGGGTGTAATCGCCGGATTAAAGATGAAGGGATTTAGATTAAAAGACGCATTTGCCTTGGGTATAATACAAAATAAGGGACCAGAAGATACATTCGTAATAAGAACCAAGGAATTGAGGGAAAGATTTGGAGATAAGTATTTTACACAAAAAATTCATTGGGGTGATCGCGCACCAACAGAGCCAAACAATATTACTGCTAAACAGATCTATAAAGATAAAATCAAGAATTATTTAAATAAAATATCAAGTAAATTGAAAGGTACAGCTGATAAAACGGATGAAAAAATATGATATGTGAATTAACAAATTATAAACTGTATATTTTTGTTGTTTAGATATTTATAATCAATGAGTGCTAATTTAGATCAAGATCGCGTGCGATGGCCCGGGAGTGGTAGTAGTGTTACTCAAAACACTGTGCCATTTGGTTATTACTTAAGCGAAAGTTGTAACACAGGATCTGGCGAAACTACTTTTGAAAATGATTGTAGTAGTAGTGCTATGTGGGCAGCAAAACGTTTGGGTTATCCTATCGTCGATATTGAAATGATCGATGTTAATTTTTATGCCTGTTTCGAAGAATCTGTATTGGAATATAACCGTGTAGTTAACGAATTCAACATCGTTAATAATATGGTAAATTTACAAGGATTACCACAAAATCAATACAAAAATTTAACAGGTCTAGGAGTAAAAAGTACAGGATTGCCTTTTATAATTCAATTGAGCAAACAATATGGTGCAGAAGCACTTGTTGGTGGTGAATATGAAGTTAAACGTAATTATATTACTGTCAGTGGCAGTGTTAATCCAAGCAGCACACAACAAGTTTATGACTTAAATCAATTGATTGGTAAAGATATTGAACACTTGACAGGCTCTCGTATCGAAGTTAAACGTGTATTTCACCAAAGACCGCCAGCAATTGCTCGTATTTATGATCCGTTTAGTATGACTGGTATGAGTTATAGTAACGTACTAACAGAAATGGGATTTAGCGCATACAGTCCTGCTACACAATTCTTAATGACTCCGATCTTTGAAGACTTGGAACGTGTACAAGCTATTGAGTTTAATGACATGGTTCGTAAAAGCGCATATAGTTTTGAAATTCTAGGTAATAATAAGTTGAGAATATTTCCAATTCCAACCGACAATTTCAAAGTTTATATAGATTATATAGTTGAAAGTGAACGTGATATCACAAACTTCTACAGTGGATCTCGTTATGAATACATTAGCGATCCAAGTGATATACCATACGAATACTGTACATATTGTAAGATAAATCAACCAGGCAAACAGTGGATCAAGAAATATTTCTTGGCTTTGTGCAAAGAAACATTGGGACGTATATTACAAAAATATAGTACAGTACCAATTCCAGGTGGCGAAGTAACTCTTGACGGTGCGGAGTTACGTTCTGAAGCCAAGGAGGAAAAAGACACATTGCTTGATAAATTGAGAGATATGTTGGAAAAAACCTTGCGAGTCAATCAATTGGAAAATAAAGGTAAGGAAAGCGAAGAAATGAATAAGATGCTTTCTAGAGTACCACTACACATTTATATAGGATAATTTATGGCAGCACCTGTATCACCACAATACCCTAAACAAAATCCAGCTTTTAAGCAATACTGGACATCTACACGTAAAGATGTGGGTATTTATAACAATAATTATTCTCCCGGTAGATACTTTTCTCCAAGAGATATAAATTTTTTGGGAAGTGTTAATTCTGAATTAATCGGTGATATAATCGAATGCGTTGTACAAGTATTTAAAATTGCAGCTTATGAAACCAATACCAATATCTACGGTGAAAGCAGTAGTGATAAGGGTAAGGTTTTTTACTCTGGTATAGACTTGAGTTGTTTGGTGCAACGTGAAGACATTAACACAGAAAATCAAGGATACGGACCTGATAGAAAACAAGATATTGTTTACAGATTTAGAGAACGTGATTGTATTACCACGAACTATTTCCCAGAAATTGGCGATTTGGTGCTTTACAATGAACGTTATTATGAAATTGATAACGTAGTTCAAGAACAATTCTTGGGTGGTCATCCTGATAAGTCTTGGAGTTTGATTGTTAATACTCATTACACAAGACTAAGCAAAATTAACCTAGTAGAAAGACAAACATAATTTATGGCTTGGGGTCCAAATACTAATACAAATCCGCCGCCAAATCCTATTGAAAACGCATCTGCACAATCAGATGTTAAAAAGTTCTATAATAGAGCCAACGCAACTCGTCGGGACACAGATAAACAAAAGAATTTTACTGTAACGTTATTGGACGTTGATACAGCTATTATCAACACATTAGATAGTACTTTAAGACTACAAGTAAACGATAATGGTGAAGTTGTCAAGGTGCCAATTATATATGGCAATCCAGAAAGATGGTTTGCTATGAAAAAGTTTGGTCATATCAGAGACAATCAAGGCAAAATATTGTTGCCAGCTGTTATGATTCGTAGAAAAAGTGTAGAAAATAACAAAGATCTTGCAACATTTAATCGTTATTTGAGTTATGAAACCATAATGAATTATAGCGAGAAAAACAAATATGACAGATTTGATTTGATGAACAAAGGTGCGTTTGCAAGCAAACCAACCAAGCAAATTTATAGTGTAAGTTTACCAGTTCAAGTAAATATTACATACGAATGTATCATTTGGACTGATTATGTAGATCAAAACAATAAGCTGTTGGAACAAATCAATTATGCAGCTAAAGATTACTGGGGAGACGCCGAAAGATTTAAGTTCAGAGCCAGAATAGACAGTTATAGCATCGAACAAGAAATCAATGAAGGTGAAGATCGTAATATCAAAACATCATTTGATATAAATGTCAATGCATATTTGTTAAATGAAAATTATATAACAAATTTAGACGGGGTAAAAAATACCACTCAAAAGCTATTTACAGTAAGAAAAGTAATGTTGCAAGAAAATGCAATTGCTAGTGCAGGTGAAATGGAAAACATTTCAAACAATATTATTAAAAATAGTAGCAATTTAAAAGATAGTCCATTGGATTACACAGATGTAACAGGTCAAGGTACAATGGCACTAAACGTAAATAAAGTAACAAATTTAGACGGATATAATAAAATACAACCCAGTTTTGAAGGTGTTACCAAAACACCATTTCATCCAGCTCCAAAATCTATCACCGATTATGGAGAAAATGGTTGGTTAGCATATGATTCTAAATATATCTATGTTTATCAATATCCAGCGGGGTGGTTAAAAAGAGAAATTGCTACATTTGATTATGACTATAATAGTCAAACCTATATCAGTGGATACGATTGCAATGGCAATCCCATTTACACAACTGCAAATAAAAGACCAATAAATACCGCTTTTAGAGTATTTCAAAGATTTCCTGACAAATTTTATCATCAAGTACCATATCAATCATCAGATTACGGTGAAGATGGTTGGGTAAGTTACGACGGTAATTATTTTTATATATACAGCGCAGGACAGTGGAGAAGAATACCAATTTCTCTATTTAATTAAATATAATTAATATTTATGTTTTTAACACTTACACGGTGTTACTTAACCGTATCGTTATATTTATAAGAAATGTCAACATTAAAGAAAGATCCATGCGAGGTTTCTCCAATAAAATTGGATAATGCTCTGTATGATTATAAAAAATTAACAGCGACTTTTAAAGATCCTACCACAGAGCTGTTTCTTAAAATAATCGACGAATTACGTAAAATTATTTATTGTCGAACCAGTTCTCAGTTTTTCAACAATGTTGCTACTAAACAAATACCATGCGATCAAAAATCAAAAACTTGGGTATTTGATCATAATTTAAACTCAGATCTAGTATTAATTCAAACATACGACGAGAATTTCAATCAATTAATACCAGAAACAATAGTACTCAATAATGATAATACCGCAACCATAACTTTTTCGTTTGATGCATGCGGATACATCATAGGTGTAAGCGGTAATATCAGCACCAGTGGTACTTCAGGCACAGGCACCAGCGGTAGTAGTGGTAGTAGCGGAGAAAAAGGATCAGCTGGATCAAGCGGAACAAGCAATACAAGCGGTACAAGCGGTACAAGCACATCTTCAGGTACCAGTGGTAGTCAAGGCACAAGCGGTACAAATGGTGAGGGTGGTAGTAGCGGTCAAAGTGGCGATATAGGAACCAGTGGAACTAGTGGAGAAAATGGAAGCAGTGGTACAAGCGGTAGTAGTGGTTTATTAGATGGATCAAGCGGATCAAGTGGTACAAGTACTACAAGCGGTACAACCGGCACAAGTGGCACAAGAGGATCAAGCGGTAGATCAGGCACCAGTGGAAGCAGCGGAACAAGTGGTAGTAGTGGAACAAGTGGTACTAGCGGTACAAGTGGTACCAGTGGTACAAGTGGCACTAACGGTACTAGTGGTAGCAGTGGTACAAGTGGTACAAGCGGATCTAGTGGCACAAGTGGAACAAGTGGTAGCAGTGGTACAAGTGGTAGCAGCGGATCAAGTGGTACAAGTGGATCAAGTGGTACAAGCGGTACTAGTGGATCTAGTGGCACCAGTGGTACTAGTGGTACGAGTGGTACCAGTGGGTCAAGTGGATCGAGCGGATCTAGTGGCACAAGTGGCACATCTGGTATAAGTGGAAGCAGTGGTTCAAACGGCACAAGCGGCACAAATGGTACCAGTGGCACAAGTGGTACTAGTGGCACAAGTGGTACAAGTGGTACAAGCGGTACTAGTGGATCATCTGGTATAAGTGGAACAAGCGGATCAAACGGCACAAGTGGTACAAGTGGTACAAGCGGTACCAGTGGTACAAGTGGTACAAGTGGATCATCTGGAACAAGCGGCACCAGTGGTACAAGTGGTACAAGTGGTACAAGTGGATCAAGTGGATCAAGTGGATCAAGTGGGTCGAGTGGATCAAATGGTACAAACGGCACTAATGGTACAAATGGTACTAGTGGTACAAGCGGCACTAGTGGTACGAGTGGTACGAGTGGTACCAGTGGTACAAGTGGATCAAGTGGATCAAGTGGATCAAGTGGATCAAGTGGATCAAGTGGATCAAGTGGTACAAATGGTACTAGTGGTACTAGCGGAACAAGTGGCACAAGCGGTA